GAAAACTATCTATGACTTGTCAGTTAACAGATGGTTCAGAATATCAAGGTGGTGAATTAGAATTTGATTTTAGAAACTACGATCCACATATGCGAGATGAATCGAAACATAGAATACAATGTAAAGAAATATTACCAAAAGGATCTATTATTGTGTTTCCTAGTTTTGTGTGGCATAGAGTTAAACCAGTAACATCAGGCACAAGATATAGTCTTGTAGTATGGCATTTAGGGAGGCCTTTTAGATAATGTTTATAAATAGTTATTTTCCAACTGTGATATGGAGCGAAGAGAAACCAGAGTTTGTAAAATCTTTAAACAAAGCGAGTAATAAATATATTAGTGATGCTCGTAAAAGAGAAAAAGAATATATTAAAAAGTTTGGTGATTTTGGAAGATCATATCACTCAACACCACTTACAATGGATAATGATTTTTTAGATTTTAGAAATTACATTGGTCAAAAGTCTTGGGAGTATTTAGATCATCAAGGTTATGATATGTCACAATACACAACTATGTTTAGTGAGTTATGGGTACAAGAGTTTGCTAAAAAAGGGGGTGGTCATCATTCAGCACACATACATTGGAATCAACACGTATCAGGTTTTTATTTTTTAAAATGCAGTGATAAAACTTCTTACCCCATATTTCACGAACCAAAGACTGGTGCAAGATGCACAAAATTAAAAATGAAACCAAATATGAAAGGTGTGTGGCCAGGTCACGAACAATTTCATATTAAACCAAAACCAGGAACATTAATTATATTTCCAGGGTTCTTGGAACACGAATATGCAGTTGATCACGGCATAGAACCTTTTAGATTTATACATTGGAATATACAAGCAGTGCCAAAAGAAATGGCTAAAGATGTTTAAAAAGAAAAAGTATACAGTAATTAGACAAGCTATATCAAAAGACCTAGCAGCTTTTGTTGCAAACTATTTTTGTATGCAAAAGCAAGTTTATGACACTTGCAAAGCATCAAGATACTTTTCACCTTATGAAACTATACTAGGAACTTATGATGATGAGCAAATACCTAATACTTATTCTCATTATGCAGATATTGCTATGGAAACTTTAATGTTAAAATGTCAACCACAAATGGAAAAGGTAACAGGATTAAAATTATATCCAGCTTATACATATGCACGAATCTATAAAAAAGGAGATATCCTAAAAAGACACAAAGATAGATTTAGTTGTGAGATATCTACTACTATGAATTTAGGTGGCGATGATTGGCCTATATATCTAGAACCAGATCCTAAAAAAGGTGGTGTTAAACCAGGTCAAGGATATGTATCAGATAACACCAAAGGTGTTAGAGTAGATTTAAAACCAGGAGATATGCTGGTTTATTCTGGCTGTGAGCTAGAACATTGGAGAGAAAAATTCAAAGGCAAAGAATGCGTACAAGTTTTTCTGCATTATAACAATCGTAAGACCCCAGGAGCGAAGGATAATATGTTT